TCGGGCCGGTTGGTCACGTCTCGGGCCCGGTCGCGTACGGATGCGACCGACGCGCTCCTCGAAGTCGTGGGGGGCGCTCGGATGACGGCTGACGATGAAGTCTACGTAGGCCCCGACACGGCGAAGGTGCAGAACATCGACGAACCGTTCTGGATCACCCACACCGTTGACGGCGAGCACACGACGGTTCGTTCCGAATGGGAACGTGACGAGGACGGCAGGCTATTCCTGCGGTTCATCTCGGAAAGAAACGACCGATGAACGTGTTCCCTGTCACTGCGACCCTCGGCGACGAGACGTACACCGCCTGCCGCCTCTACACCGACACCCCCAGCGAGGCGACCGTCTACCGTTGGAACGGGACGACGGGGGAGGCGGTGTGGTCGGGCCCCGTGTCGGTCGTGGATCGGCGGACGTGGAGTATCGAAACCGACGCTGGGACGGTGACGGTGACACGGCAGGGCGGCTGTTCCTGCTCGAATCCGATGAAGCGGTGGTCGCCTGGTGGGCGTCCGGTGCGGGCCTTTGGGGAACTGTGATCTGGCTCGTCATCCTGAGCGCCCTCGCGGGTGTCGCCCTCACGTTCGTCGTTGCCGGGTTGGCGTTGGTGTGCGCCGAACTGATGATCCGGATTCTGCGATGCCCCCCCTCGTAGCCCTCCTGGCCGCGCTCGCGACGTTCCGTATCACCCTGCTCATCACCGCGGATGCGATCACAGAGCGCCCACGGACGGCGATCATGCGCCGCGGCGGTTGGCCCGCGTATTGGGTCACCTGCGCGTGGTGTGCCTCTGCTCCCGTCGCCCTGGCGGTTGTCGGTTCGGCGTTGGCGTGGTCCGACGGCTGGGGATGGCAACTCGCGGCGGGCTCGTTGTCGGCGTCGGCGGTGACGGGGATACTCGCAGAGGTCGCGTCACCGTGAACACACAGGAGCAAGTGGCCCGCGCCATAGCCGACGCCGAGGCGAAGTTCCTCGTCAAGAACGGTGTGTTCCCAATCCCGAAGTGGGATGGGCCGATGCCCGACATCACGAAGCGTCAATATGAGGTGATGGCCGACGCGGCGATCAGGATGCTGCGCCCCGATCTGGCGGACGTCGAATGAAAGCGTGGCTGTGCCGTCTCACGTGCGGCCACACCGCCTGCGCCCTCCGCCGCGAGCGTCACAGTGTCGGCGAGTTCTTCTACTGTCACGCCTGCACCCGATATGAGCGGATCGTCTCAGCGGAGGCGCTGCGGTGAACTGGGAGGGCTTGTCGCCGCCCTATGCGACGATCGTGGCCGATCCCCCTTGGCGCTACAGCCAAGCCGCAGGAACGGGGCTGCAGGGCATCGTTGCCGACCAGTATTCGACGGCCAGCGAGACCGAGATCCGCGATCTTCCGGTGGCTGACCTCGCGGCCGACAACGCCCACCTCTACCTGTGGGTGACGACCCCGAAACTTTGGGACTCGCCCAACCCCGCCCAGATCGCTGAGGCGTGGGGGTTCACCTACAAGACGATGTTGACGTGGGTGAAGGGCGAACGTCAAGGTTTGGGCTGGTACTTCCGTGGCGATACCGAGCATTGCCTGTTCTGCGTTCGCGGCTCGCTCCCGATCCCTGGCGCTATCCGTCAGTCGAACGTTCTCTACTCGCCACGTGGGGCTCACTCAGCGAAACCCCCAGCATTTGCCGACCTTGTAGAGCGAGTGTCCCCCGGTCCTTACGTTGAATTGTTCGCTCGTGCGCCAAGATTGGGGTGGGACTCATGGGGTCTCGGGTACGAGACGGATCGCACCGTTCCCGTTTCGTAGGGGCCGCGTAGGCTACCGTTGCGGGCGATGGCGTCCAAAGCGGGCACGGCCAAGAAGCCGACGAAACGCGCAACGCCAACCGCCACCGCGGAAGCCTCGGGTGTCCGTTCCTTCACCGCCGCCGCCCGCAAAGTCGACCTCACCACCCGCGAGGGCCGCAAACTCGTCCGCCGGTTGGAACAGTGGCAGCAGGACGCGTGGACGTTCAAACGCTCAATCGGCATCCTCGACCGCGGCGCCCGCTTCCACGGCAACGCCATGTCCCGCCTCCGCTTCTATGCGGGCGTGATCGTCGATCCCGACGAGGAACCCATCCCCGTTGAGGACGCCGTCGACGACCCCGAAGTCAAGTTCCCGGCACAGCTGGCCGAGATCGCGGCGAACGAGTGGGGGCGGGTCGCGAACTCGACATCGGGCCAGTCGGGGCTCCAACGGTCGTGGGGGACGCTCCTGTCCGTCATCGGGGATTCGTGGCTGGTGGCATCACCGAACGAGGACGACCCCGCCCTCGAGGATTGGAACGTCTACAGCCCGTCGGCGTTGACGGTGCAGGGCGAGCGGGTGTTCGTGAAGGAAACCCCGTCCGGCTCGAAACGGGAACTGGTGGGCGACCCGGTGGCGTACCGCATTTGGCGGCAGGACGACGAGTGGCCCGGGTTGGCGGATTCGCCGATGCGGTCCATCTTCGCCGACGCCGAAGAATGGCTCGGGTATTCGGCGCAGTTGCGGGCCATCGCGAAGTCGGCGATCCCGAACGGCTGGCTGCTCGTCCCCTCCGAACTCGACCCGCCCCGCCAACCGGCACCCGATGGTGAGGGTGCGTCTGATCCGGCGCAGCAGGGCCAGCCGGTGAACGTGCCCACCGAGTTCGAGCAGCAGTTGATGACCCACATCCTGACCGCCATCGAACAAGAGGATTCGGCGGCCCGTGCCGCTCCGGGCGTCCTGCGCGGGAAGGGCGAGCATCTGGATCACGTCAAGTATCTCGCTATGTCGCGGCCGATCGACGCCCAAATCCTGCCCCGCCTCGAGTACCTGGCTCGCAGGTTGTGTGATGGCGTCGATTTGCCGGCGGCGATGGTCCTCGGGTTGGAGGACGTCAATCACTGGACGAGTTGGATGATTGGCGACGACACGTACCAGTCGTACACGCGCCCGCTCGCCAGCATTCCCGCTACCGGCATGACCGCTGCGTTCCTCCGTCCCGCCGTCCGGGCGCATTCGGAGATCCCTGAGGCGGTGCTGCGGGAGTGGTTGCCGAAAATTGCGATCGGGATCGACCCGACAGCGCTGGTGGCTCGCCCGAACCGGAGCGCTGATGCCTTGGCTGTCTTTGCCGAAGGCGGGTTGTCGTGGGCGGCGTTGCGGAAGCATCACGGATTCCCCGAGACAGAGGCCCCGACCGACGAAGAACTGGACAAGCGTGCGATCTACGGGTTCACGCGCCCGAAGAATCCGAACGCGACGGCGACGGCCGTTGCCGACTCCGGAGGCGCCGCGACCCCGTCAACAGGCGTGGCTGGTTCGGCGCGGCTGACGGCGTTGCCGACGTTGACGGCGGCGGCGACGCCACGGAACACCGGCCTCGGGCCGACGTTCGCCCAAATCGAGGGCCGCCTACGCGAGCGTCTGTTGGCTGCGTGTTCGTCGGCGGTGAACGACGCGCTCCGGAAGGCCGGCAACCGGCTCCGCTCGAAGGCGCAGAACGACGCCACGCTGCGCGCCTCCGTCAATGGGCTGCCCGCCGATCGGGTCGGCCGTGTGTTGGGTTTGCAGGCCGCCGCGACGCTGGTGAACCCGGACGAACTGTTGGACGGTGCGTTCGACAACCTCGCCGGCCAGTACGACCGCTACACGGCGAGGGCTCAGGCGTCGGTCGCGAAGGCGTTGGGCCCGTTCGCGACGACGGATGAGGCGCAGAGGGCGTTGGACGATTACGAGGCGCAACAGGACCGCCGCCGCGATTTGGGCTGGTCCGTGCTCGCCTTGTCGTTGATGGCGTTGGCCCGGGAGCGCCTATTCGCCGAGGAGCAGACCCCGACCGACTCGGTGCTCGATGTGCCGATGGGCCTGATCGGGCAGGCGCTCTCCGTCGTCGGCGGCCTGGATGCTGGCAACGTTCCGAGCGTGACTGGCAAGCCCGGCGGCCTGACGGGCGGCACGGAGGTCGGCGGCGTACTGGAGGCATCATCGCTGGCGGTCGAGGGGTGGGTGTGGGTCCACGGCGACCCGACAACCCCGTTTGAACCGCACCTCGACTTGGACGGGTTCGCGTTCACCGACTTCCAACAGGATGAGCTGGTCAATAACGAGTCGTGGCCCGATTTTCCGTTCCTGTTTCCAGGTGACCACGAAGCGTGCTCTTGCGTCACTTTGAGCGCCATCGTTTCGGCCGAGGGCGACGTGATCGGCGAAGTACCCTCGGACACAACTACGGAGGCAGTCGCATGAGCATCAGCACCGACCAATCGACGGAGCCTGTGCGATCGGCGCCGTCCACGTTGGACGAAGCGCTGGCCCGCTTCGTCAACATGACACCCGAGGAGGCGTGGGCGCTGGCCGTAAAGGCGAAGTGGGGATTCACGGCTGGCGACGGTGACTCGCCCTACGAGTACGACCAAGAGGACCAGTTGGTGGTCTGGTACGACGACCTGCACAACCTGGCGAGCATCGCCATCGAAGCGATGAAACTACTCGGCGGTCCGTTTGAGGAGGAAGTACCTTGAGAAACTGGGCCGGCGTCATTGTGCTGGAGAACGTCCAGACGGGCGACGGGCGCGTCTATGTGCCCGGGTGTTGGCGGTGGGAGAACCTGCCGTTGGCGTTGCGCTGGAGCCGCGAGGACGAGGGCGCCCACTACGGCGCTGTGCTGGTCGGGTCCATCGAGACCATCGAGCGGGTCGGCGACGAGATTCGGGCTACGGGCCTGATCGACGACACCCCCGGCTGCGATGGCGCCGAGGCGTGCCGGATGATGGACGACGGCCTCCTCCGCTGGGTGTCCGTCGACCCCGACGACGTGACGCTCGAGGTGATCGACACGAGTATCACTCCGGAGCAGATGGAAGAGGCGATGGAGGCGATGGACGTCCTGTATGCGGCGGCGGGCGATGTCGACCCGGGCCCCGATTCGGGGGTTGTCGTCTACGAGTATGAGACGGGCGAGTTCATTGAGCGGTACACGTCGGCGCGTATCCGTGGCGCCACGCTGGTTGACATCCCGGCGTTCGACACGGCGGTCATCACCCTCGAACCGGCCGAAGCCGAGCAACCGGAGGCGCCGATGATGATGGCGGCCAGCCTCCTCGACGTTGCGGCCCGGTTCGGCGACGAGTGCCACTGTGGCGGCACCTGCGGGTCGTGCGGCACGTTGACGGCGGGGGCGACGCTGATGGCGACCCTGCCGGTCCCGGCGCACGTGTTCGCTCCTCCGATGTTCGCCGAGTTGACGCCGTGGGGGACGGTCACCGAACTCGACGGCGGCGCCCGAGCGTTCGCCTGCCATGTCGCGCCGTGGGGCGCCTGCCATTTGGGTTCCCCTGCGGGTACGTGCGTCACGCCTCCCCGTTCGGGGTCGGGGTATTCGTTGTTCAACCGGCGCGCAATGCAAACCACGGACGGCCAAGTGGTCCATGTGGGCCCCATATCTATGGGGGGTTTGCATTTCGATGAGAAGTTGACGTGGGCGGCAGCCGCCGAGGCGATGGAGGACGCCGACGCCGTCATCGGTTGGGGGATTGCGGGCCAGGACCGTTTCGGCCCGTGGATGGCCGGTGTCGTGATGCCTGACGTTCCGTCGGAGCGGTTCGAGCGGGCGTTACGGATGGACCCGTCAGGCGATTGGCGGAACCGTGGCGGCGTGTTGGAACTGTGCGGCGTCCACCTTGTTCCCGAGGGGGCGTTCCCGTTGGCGCTGGTGGCGTCTGGGCGGACGGTGACGCTGATTGGGGCGGGGGCGAAGGAGATGGCGACGCTGCGGCACAGGGCGCAACCTGCGGCGTCTGGCGGCGACCGTGACGTGATCCGGGCCGCGGTGGTCGAAGGGTTGCGGCTGTACGAGTCGGAGCGGCAGGCCGCGGAGCGGGCACCGCACGCGAAGGCGTTGCGGGCACTCGCGGCGGCCCCGGCCCGGCAACGCCTGGCGTCGCTGCGTACCGTCGATGAGGACGTGGCCCGCGAAGAGTTGCGGGCGTTGGGGTGACGCTCCCCCGTTACCTCTCGATGTACGCGCGCCGGGAGACGGCGGCGTGGTGGGCGGCGAACAATCCGGTGCTCGGGTTGGATGAGCCGGGCCAGGAGTCGGACGGGCTGCGCAGGATCAAGTTCGGTGACGGGTCGACGCCGTGGCTGGGGTTGCCGTACTCGACCGGCGGCGGCGGAACGCAACAGTTGTGGTTCACGGTCGCCACTGGCGGGGGAGGGAGCGTGTTCCCTCTGATCCCCGAATACTGGGCGCCAGCCGACACGGTGCTCATTAGCACCAATCCAGGCGGCAAGTTTGGGATACAGAACGAGTCTCAGTTCCTCCCCGATTTCCCGGGCACATTGATGATCCAGTGGACGCTCGACGCTTACACGCCCGATGGCCTGAATCAGTTGTCGGTGTACGCCATCGACCCAATGCCGCAGACGGCGGGCGCGCTCTACCAGTCTCCGACGAGTGCCGCAGAATGGGGGATAAGCGTCACTGTGGGGACTGATCTGAGCGTCGCATCGGACGGCCTCTTGCAGACGGCGGCGGGAGGTCTGATCGCTCTGCGGGTCGGGGCTCAAACCTCCTTCGAGCCCGATGCCTGACCCTCTCGCGGTAGCCGACGAACACCTCGCCGCCGCCAAAGAACGCATCATCCGCGCCGGCCAATCCGTCGCCACCGCATCACGCGGACGCCTCCTCCGATACGGCGCAGGCTTCGACCCCGAGGGCCACGCCAACCGGGCATGGTGGGCGCGAGCTCACCTGAACGTCGGTCCCGCACCCGGTCAGCGCATCACCGTCGACGGGTTCCCGTCGGGTGTCGAGGCGTTGGAGGCGTTGGCTCACACCATCGACGCCTACATGAGCGCCCACCACATCGAAGCGTTCTGATGACCGTCCGCGCTGACTTCGCCCGCAAAGCCGTCGCGTGGTCCCTGCTGGCCGCGGCGGTCGTCGTGGCGCTCGCCGGGTGGCAGGCATGGGAACACGCCAACGATGTCGCAGAGTACGGGTCGGCGGTCAACGCCGCGGCGTCAGCGTTCGGGGCGGTCGGCTACGGGTCGGTGTCACCCGACCACTCGGACGCCATCATCCGGTTCATCGTCGCCGCCGGGTGCGCTCTCGTCGGGCTGCTTCTGTTGCGGCGCCCCACGCCAGCCCAGCGGTGAAGGTGTACGGTCGCGGCGTGCCAAGCACTCCCTCGCCAGCACGCGAAAGAGGCCGCCCTTGACGGACGACCTCTGAACGCGACGGTTGACGACCCGAACGCCCTAGAGGTTACCACCCGCGCAAGGCGCGATGGCAACACAACTCGCAGAGACAGGCGAGGGTGCCATCTCCAGAGCGTTTTTGGGAACTCGACCCTGGGAGCCGCTTACCGCCGTAGTCGGACGTAGCGACCGACACGGAAGGAAGCCTGGGGTTCCTGCGTAACGCAGGCCAAAGCCAGGACTGGCTGGTTTCAATCCAGGGGGGAGATGGGGCGCATCAGCGTCGGCTTACGGTCCTGCGATGACCTCGGAAGGTCAACCGGTTCTGGCCCGCGCGCCATCGGACACCGGAGAACGAGAGAACCAATCGACGGCTAGGCGTTCGCTTCGCTCACCGCCCTTCTCTCCACTACCCAAAGTTCGATGGGTGCTGGCTATGGGAAAAACGGAGGAAACGTGGAGCAGAAACCGCCACTCCCGAAACGTTCGAGAGGCGCCAAAGCAAGCCCCGTCAAGGTCACGAAAGCCGACGGCACCGTCGAGATTCGGCCCGCCTACAACAAGTTCCAGCTACGGAAAGCGATGCGCACCCGCAAGATCAGATAGCGACGTACCTTGCCAACGGTCCGCGATGTAGTACCGTCACCTCCCAGAGCGCGCCACCTCGAAGGCGGCGCCGAGTCTCACAGGCTCACCGTTGGTTTCGCTGCGCCTGTGACCTACTCGGGCGCCAAGGCCTCAGAGGTGTGGAATGCACGAACTGATCCGACTCCTGACCGAGTTCGGCGCGGACGACGACCTGATCGCGTTGGCGACCCGGTTCGTGGCTCCCGGCGACGGGATCGAACCCCTCACAGACGACGAACTCGCCACGTTGGACGCAGGGTTGGTCGCGTTCGCCGACGAGGACGCCGCGAGCGCGGCCCTGTTGCGTGAGGCCGCCGATGTGGTCGTGCTGGTCCGCGACGAGGCCCACGTTCGCATCGAGGCCGCCGAGGCCGAGGACGCTGCCGTCGAGGCCGAGCGTGCCCGCCTGCGCGGCGAGACGGCCGAGGCGACGGACACGCCCGCCGAGTCGGCCCCGGAAGGAGGCGACGGCGAAGGTGGCGAGACCGAGGACGAAGGCGCTGCTGGCTCAACTGACGATGAGGTGACCGACGCCGACGAGGCCGCGGCCACGATCGCGGCCAGCGCCGCCCAACCCGCCGCCCGCCGCGCTCTGCGTGCCGGCGCACCCCGCCGTGCCACCACACGGCCCGACGATGAGCCACGGACCCGCATCCGGTTCTTGGCCGACGCCTCCGGACGCCAGACCGGCTCCGAAGCCGCCTCGCTCCGCGATGTGGATCGGGCCCTGTTCGACACGTTCAAGGCGTTCCGCCTTTCCCGCGGCGGCCAGCCGATGCAGCAGCGCATCGCGGTCGCCCAAATCGAGGGCAACTACCCCGAGGACCGCCGGCTGATCGACGCCGCCGGGAACCCGTTGACCGCCGAGGCGGCACGGCGGGTCGCGGACGACACGATCCGTTCCGGGCTCGCCCAGCCCGTCCAGGTGAACGCGTTGACGGCGGCGGCGGGCGGCATCTGCGCCGGGGCGCAGCCCATCTACACGGTCGAGACGTTGGGCGACGACCGCCGCCCCGTCCGCGATGATGCGATGGTCAACTTCTTGGCCGGCCGCGGTCAGGTCATCTCCATCGCCCCGCCGACGATCGCCGACCTGGACGGTTCGGTGGGGGCGTGGACGATCGCCGACGACGAAGAGGCCGCCGACTCCGAAAACCCCGACGACCCGGACAACCCGAAGAATCTGCTCTGGGTGACGTGCGGCGATCCGCGGACGACGGCCATCGAGGGCATCTACCGCCGCCTGGGGTTCCGCAACATCGCCTCGCGCACGTTCCCCGAGTGGGATGCCGCGTTCACCGACCTCAGCATGACGTGGCAGGCCCGTTTCGCCGAGCGGCGCCTGCTGGCCGCCATCAAGTCGGGGTCCATCAACACGGCGGTCGAAACGACGCACGTGTCCGCGACCCGCGACCTGCTGAACCTGCTGAACCGGTCGGCGTCGAACGAACGCATCCACCACCGCCTGCCGGCCAACTACCCGTTCCGGGTGATCTTGCCCGAGCAGTTGCGGGACATCATGCGCGAGGACATCTCGAAGTCGTTCCCGGGCGGCAGCTACGTCGAGAACCTGAACCTGGCGGACGCCACCATCGCGTCGTTCTTTGCGACGAGGAACTTGAACCCGACGTGGTCGCCGGACCTCATCGACGTCAGCGAGCAGACGGCCGGTGTGGGCGTCTACGCCTGGCCGACGGAGGTCGAGGTGGCGATGTACCCGGAGGGTACGTGGCTGCATCTCGACGACGGCACCATCGACCTCGGCGTGGTGCGGGACACGGCGACGGCGGCGGCGAACACGTTCCAGACGTTCGCAGAAACGTTCGAGGGCGCCCACAAGTTGGGCGTGTTCAGCCTGTGGCACACGGTAACGGTCTGTCCGTCCGGTGCGACGAACGGCACCCTCGACCCGGCGCCCGAGTGCGCGAGCTACACATAGACGGAGAGTGGGAAGGCCGCTACTTCCAGTAGTGACCACGAGTGATGCGGGAGACCTGCGAAGGATGAAGTCCGAACTCGGAAGCGAGGTGTTTGCACTGGGCGCCAGCGGCGCGCCGGGCACGCATCTCCGCGACCTGAGCCTCGGTCACCTTCGCTTGTCTCCGGTCCTCGCCGCTCGTCGTCCAGTGTCGCCCCTTGGCGAACATGTCGGCCGTGTTGTCGGCCTTCGTTCCGAGGAACAGGTGCGCCGGGTTGCAACAGGCGCGATTGTCGCATCGGTGCAGAACGCAAAGCCCGTCAGGGATGGGGCCGTTTGTGGTGGTCCATGCCAGGCGGCTTGCCACGACGACGCGCTTGCCCTTCCCGTCGCCGAGATCGCCCCAGGCTTGGCCGTAGCCGAGCTTGAGCGACTGCTTCCACGGCCAGCAAGCGTCAGGGCCTGTCGTCATGTCGACGCGATCCCAGAAGGTTCGTTGGGGCATCAGCGCAACCTAACACGGGTTAGCGCAATCGGCACGAGTAGGGGAGACGAGGGCATGGCCCGGTTCGGATGGTCCGTGGGTAACGGCATC